ACGGGTGCGACTGGCTCTATAGGCGCCACTGGAGCGACTGGTCCAACCGGAGCAACAGGGGCTACCGGTCCGCAAGGGGCTACAGGAACAATGGATCCCAACGCGACCTGTACGACCTTAACGATTGGGTCAGGGACCGGGATAGCCACGATTAAAGGCGTCAAGCTTTTCACATTGACGCTATCTCCCGCATCGGTCTTATCGGGGCTCACCGGTGAACAGACCTTTACCTGTACGGGACTAGCGACCACCGACCAAATCCTCTCCGTGACCAAACCCACCGCCCAAGCCGGGCTAGGGATCGTGGGGTCCAGAGTCGTCTCTGCAAACACTATCGGGATCACCTTCGTGAATACGACCGTGCTCTCCATTCTCCCGACGGCGGCTCAAGCATATACCGTTGTGGCTCTCGCCTTCTAGCTCCCTTTTTCTATGACGACCAACTGGCACTGGCTGCAAATCCGACGGGCGAAGCGGTTCACGGGTCCCGTCGTGGCGAACCAAACCCTCTATGGGGTGAATACCTTCGAGCCCCCCTATCTCGCCGCGCACGCCAATGTGATCACGACGGCGCAGTCGATGGGGGTCCAGGTGATTCGCACCGGGCTTACCTGGTCGAATATGCAAACCACCGTCGGGGGGAGCATCGATTGGTCTGAGTACGATGATATTTACAGTCGGTGCGTGGCGGCGCATATCACGCCGATCTTCGTCATTGAAACGACCCCGATCGCGTACAATACCTCTCCCTACGGCTTCTTTAACGGTTCACAGACGGTCTTCGCTATTCCGACCGTCACGGACCCCAAGTTTACCCAATGGGTGAGTGACCAAGCGGCCTGGGCGGCACAAGTCGTCGTCCGGTACCCGAAGGCCCTCTTTGAGTGGTGGAATGAGTGGGCGAGTGCCTCAGGCTATTGGCGTGAGAATGACGTCACGGCGAATAAACCGACGGTCTCTGCGTATGCCACCGCCTATATGGCGTGCTATTCCGCCATGAAAGCGGCCAACCCAGCCTGTACCGTGGCTGTCGGGGGGCTCACGGCCGTCACCTTCTGGAGTGGGAGTAATGCGACCACTGGCGTCAACGTAGTCCCGCTCTTGACCGGGACTGGTGGGTTTGTCACCGATGCGTGGTCGATCCATCCCTATACCCACGATTCGAGCAACCCGAACCCGGCCTTAGACAATTACCCCACTTCCAACTCCTTTGACGACATCGCCCGCTTCCAGACCGCGATGATCGCGAATGGCCAAGGGAGTAAACCCTTGTGGGTCACCGAGTGGGGCCAGTATTCCGCGGCCGCGATCGGGAGCGAGTCCCTGAAAGCTGGCTACGTCACGACGAGCTTGAACTATATCCGCACGAAGTATGGGACCGGGATCGTGGGAGCCACGAACGCCGGAGTCAGGATTGCGACGATTTATCCCTTGATCGATTCGTCCTCGTCTCCGACGGATACCGGGTTAGTCGGTCCGGCCACGAACGGTCCCTATACCCTCCATACGAGTGGGACCTCCTATCAAGCGTTTACGCATGCGCTTCCCTCGATCACGCCCGTGGCGACGACCGTGTTTGTGGCTCCGAGTAGCTTCACGATCAGTACGATTGGCGGCACACAGGCATTAACGGCCACGGTCTTAGACCAGTTCCGACGCGTGATGACGAGCCCGACCGTCACCTGGTCGTCCAGTAATAACACCATTGCGACGGTCAATAGCAGTACGGGGGTCGTGACCTCCGTGGCGAATGGCTCGGCGACGATCACGGCCACCTCCGGGAGCGCGACCGGCACCAGTGCCGCGACGGTCAATACCGTGTCGTCCGTCTCCATCTTCTACAATAGCCAGCCGGCCCTCCCGATGCTCTTCCGGATCGGGTCCACCTATACCCTGGTCGCCAAAGATCAGTCTGGCAATGTCCTCTCCGGGAGTGTCGGCACCTGGAGTTCGAGCGATGCGACCAACGCCCCAATCGGCGCCTCCACCGGCATTGCCGCCCCGAATGCGAGTCTCACCGGGTCGACCTTCACGTATACCCACACGGCCAGCGGCCACACCGGCACCGCGAGCGCCACGGTCCTGCCCGCGACCACGACGATCGTGTCGGATCAGGCGACCAACTACGCGAACGATGCCGCCTTCCGGGCCGCGATTAGTAGTGGGGTCACCACCGGGACCTATACGACCCCAGCCCCAACGGGCGGAGGGGGATCGCTCTATACGGACGGCGTGAACGAGGCCCTCATCACCTTGGACGCCACGCGGCTCTTCATGGGCAGCAAGTCATTCCTCATGACCTTCCCGGGTGGGGAGCAGTCCTATACGTGGCTCGCCTCGAACTTCGCCGCGGGGCATACCAATATTGCGCGGGCGTGGGCATTGGTCGTCAAACGGTACGATAGTGGCTTCACCCCAGTCGGATCGGGTGTGGGAGGTGCAGCCTCCTACAAGGACTTCGGGATGGTCTGGGGGAATGAACCGTCCGGCGCGGGACGCATTACCTATACCAATACCACCGATATTGATGTCTCGGCGGATGTGGTGTCGAGTGGGTCGTTAGTGGGGGGCTTCTCCGAAACGAAAGTCGGGAATGAGACAACAGAATGGAGTAGCCAAAACTGGTTCGCGGATGTGTACCTCTACGAAGCGATTAGCGTCTCCTTGATGTCGGCCCGGCTCTGGCGGTTCTATCTGGGGAATAATCCGAATGTTTCTCCCCTCCTCAGTCCCACGGTTATCCAAGGGGCGTGTAATGCGGGGGTCACACTGGCCTTAGCCAGCGGTCTCCAACCCTTCGGGATCAACTACAACCAAACCCGGAACGTCGGCCAAATCCTCTACAAGAATATCGGGTACTACGAAGCGGTCGACGGAGTGGTCTATGGCGATCCCTACGGCCTGTTGAACGATACGAGTACTCCGACCTTGACCGGCATCTCCGGTGGTACCGTGACGCATGGCACGAATAATAATTCGATCGTGTTGACCGGAACCAACTTCACCGTGAACTGTTGGCCAAGCTTCTCGAACGCCAAGATTTACCCGCAGTCCGTGACGGTCAATTCGACCACGCAAATCACCGTGGTGGTCAATGTGGACGCCACGGCCACGACGGGCGCGGGGACGGTCAGTATCACGAATAACAGTTCGCAGCACACAACCTCTACCCAAGTGGTCACGGTCGTATGAGCCTAGATCCCCTGACAACCATTCTCGCCCAGTGCACGGCCATCAACGCGAGCACGGCGGCGATCCAAGCGCAGGTGGCCGCGCTTCAAGCCGCACCAGCCCCTCCAACCGCCCCAAGCGGCTCGACTGGCCTTTCCCCCTTCCGGATCGCTGGGGACGATTTTACGGGCTATTCCGGCCAAACAGCGAACCTTCAGAAGGTCATTACGCCGAATATTGGCGGGACCGGGGGCGGAACCCTGCTCTACACAGATGGGGTGGCCCCGCAACTGGCATCTATCGACGCGAGTGTGCTCTATAACGGCCATCCGACCATGAAGTACACCCAGCCGGGTGGGGGCGCTAGCACACCGGAGTTATGGGCGGGGCTTGGGAGCCAGACCTATACCCATCTCTGGCTCCGGGCGAAGATCCGCTTCTCGCCGGGCTTCACGACCACTGGCACACTCACGAATAGCGCGAACGCCTATAAGTTACTCGGCTGGGCCTGGGCGAACTACTACGGCAGCGGACGGCTGGAGATCTCGAACACCAATCAGTACCAGCTATATTGGACGGCGCTCGATAAGACCACGAGCGCGACCGTGGGAAGTGGCGCGACCGTTGGGATTGCGGGCACTATCACGACCGAGTGGACCGACGGGGGATGGTATGATTACATCGTGGAAGTGAACTACGCCCAACCCACTGGGATCGTGCGCTTATGGATGGACAAGGACGGACAAACACCAGTCCTTCGCACCACGATCTCCGGGACGATGCAGAATAGTCTCGCGATGCCCGCCCTCAATCAGGTGATGCTGGGGATGAACTTCAACCAGGTCCGCACGGCAGGGCAGACGCAAGCGCTCTGGTACGGCCAATGGGAAGTGATCGATGGCAGTGCCCATCCCAACCCGTATAGCCTATAGTGGACGGGGTCGTAACCGACAGGCGACGTTGTTCACACACAGTTCCCGGAGGAGGGGGATCTTGTCGACCACCGGGAGCTTCTTAATCGTCGTATACTCTTGCCACTCGACCGTAAACCACGGTTGGTCAGCAAGGAGCTGTTCCCATTTTCGGAGGGAGAGCTTCCCAAGTCCCGCCTCGTGGTAGGACGTTGGGGTGCCATCGTGACGATAGCGTTGGCGGACGGTGAGGACGGTGTGTTCCGAGAAGAGTAGATGCACCCACGGCACCGGCGTAAAGAAGTACATGTGTGCTCCCCAAGGGGAGTACCACGGTGGCCCGAAGGAGATGAGTACCTGTCCCTCTGGGCGCAGGATGGTATGCATGTCATGTAGGACTTGCCGGGGATCTTGGATATGCTCAAAGCAGTCCAGGGAAATGATGACGTCCACCGGCGGCGTGATAAGCGTCGTGGTGAATGCGACTTGTGCGTCTGGATGGTCATGGGCCGCGCGAATCCGGGCCCGATTGACCGTCTCGGGATTCACATCCACACCCGTGACAAATAAGGCGCCCTGCTCTGCTAAGGCCACCGCTTGGTAGCCGCCCCCGCACCCGAAATCCACGACGCGCTTCCCTTGGATACGCTGGATGAGGTCCGGGAAGGCCCGTTTGAGGGTGATGAGTGGATCGGTCTGTTCCCAGCGATCATCCCCACTGGACTGATCCACCGCGTCGACAGGATGCGAGAGGGCCTTAAGGATGGAGATCCCGAGAGTCATACTGTGGCTGGGAACGGGGGCAGGGAGAGATAGGTCATTAGTGTATCTCGCGCTTCTTCCCACCCGAAACAGACCACGACTTTGTAGCCTTGCTCGATTAACCGCATATGCCATTCGCGCTGTTCCGGGGCGATGCGGCCGCCTTTCGTGCGCTTCATTTCGATCCGGAGACCATAGAATAGTCCTCGGGCCACATCCAGTCCTAAGTCCGGATAGCCTTTCTTGAGTCCTCCGGCTTTGAGTTTCCCTGCTGAGGATTTCGAGAGGAGATAGCCCCCATTGGGAATCGCATAGAGCCACGCGAGATCCGGATAGCAGACGAGACTCATCGATGCCCACGTAAACAGTCTTGCTTGCTCGACAAACTCGGTCGGGACGAGTTGCTGCCTGGCCATGGCGAGCGTGGTCATTCAGTCGGTTCCTGTTGCATGTACTCCACCATGAATTGCGCGTCTCCAGGATTTTGCCAGAAGCTCGCGGTGTGGTAGGCCTGTTGGTGCGTCACGGGGTCTGGGGCGCCAATGATCTGGACGTAGCCGGTGATCCGTAAGGGTCGTGGCAGGGCATCGAGGATGGCCCGGAGTTCGTCAGGGGATCTCATAGATCGGTGTGGGTGAGGGCGGTGATGGCATGGTCACGTTTGATCGAGCATGGTCCGCATAGATATATGCTTTTCTCCAGACCACGGCGATCGCCGCAACGAATCGCTCCGCAAGAAGTGCCACATCCTTTCACCGCATTTTGTAACGCCGTGAGCTGCTCTCTGAGCGATACGATATGCGCTAAGTCCGACCGATAGAGGCCCTTGGTGTCCTCGTGGAGCTTGGTGAGCCACGCGATGTAATCCACAGGCTGGCTAGCGGGCATGGTCATGGCTGCCACCGTGGCGCTGAGGCTCCGGCGATCTGATCCAGTAGGGCCTGTCGTTCCTGCTCCAACTCTGTAACCCGATCCGAAAGCCAGACCATCGCATCTCGCCAGTTTTTCCCGTCGTCCGGCTTGCTCCAAAATCGGGCGTTCGCAATCCAGTGGGTGACATACTCTGGCATCTCCGGCGCGGCCTGGGAGGCGGCATGGGGTTGAGGAACCATCATCACTGTGACCTGCATTGGGAATGTTGCTTTCGGTGGAACGGGATCATAATCCAATTCCTCTTCATCCCCCGCCGCGTGGGGTGGGACGGGAGACGGATTCACCAGCTCAGGGCCATACTTCGCATAGCGCGCCAGCCGCCATGACAAGGCCCGATGTGCCTGGGCGGATTCGGAGTATTCATGCTGGGCGGCGGTGAAGGCGATCTGAGAGGCCATGGTCATGTCGGTCTTGAACTGTTCGCTAGTTTTCATGGTTCGTCTCTCTCGGGGTGGCGGCCAGTGCGAGATTTGCTTCGCGATGCTTGCTATGCCAGAGACGATCGCAGTCACGGCATTCCACGACGGCATGGCGCTTTATGCGGCTCTTTGCAAGAACGTTGATGTGATGGCTGCAACAATCTGGACAGCGGAACAGTGGTCCGCGACGAATACCGCCGTTGTCTTTACCCATTGCTACCTTCCGGGGTAGCGGCCATGGTGGCGTTAGGAGTGGGGAGGTCTGGAATCCGCATCCAGTGCGTTGGCACCATCTTCTCGTTGAAATCGTTTCCGCCGAGGATCTTCCAAATCTGGGCATCGGAGTCATACCACGCCACGAACGCAATCCAACTAAACGGTACGTACACTAAAACTGGGATTTGTTTCGGTGCTGTTCCGATCGGTTGCCAGTCCACCCGCCGCGTATCGGCGAGCGCGGTGCGGAGCAGTTGACAGAGCATACCAACAGTTTTGGCCCCGAATGTATGCCCAGCACGCAAATCATCTTCAATGAGGGCTATATCCTGGAGGATGTCTGCTGGGTCCATCGGCGAGGCGTCAGGCACGGATGTCCTGCAATATCTCATGCAGCATAGCGTTAAATTGAGGAGCAGGATTAGTATGGCTATAGGGGAATTGATCGATCAGCGGGATCATGTGTCGGTTCACGATTTGAGCACACCGTTCGGTCTCTGCCTGGACGAGGGCCGCGAGCCGATCATGGATGGCGGCACGGGCTTTGTGATATTGCTCCATGTCGACCTGATCCCCAGTAGCGTGATAGCGTCCGGCGTCGTGGTCTAGATCGTTGAGCAGGTCATCCAGCGCTGCCGTGTCCCCGGTGTCGGGGTGGGACGTTAATGCGATACGACGATATTCCATCGCTTGCAGTTCATCATCAGTCATGTTAGTCCCGCGCCTTCTGAGCGCCAATGAGGGGAGAGTAAAGCGATGACCACTCAGTCATCACCGCACAGATGCTCATGTGCTCCCCGGCGGCCTTGTCTTGGATTCTGCGCTTAAGATCAGGTGGGAGAGTGCGAAAGATTGTCAGAAGCGTGGCCGTATCTGCTTTCGTCCCTCCGACGGGCGCGGGCGGCTGGGGCGTCATCGTGAATACTCCCCGTTGAACCGATCCAAAGCAGTTGCGACGCGAGCGGCAAGACGATCTAAGCTCTCGATTTCCGCGACATACAGAGCGGCTAGGGCAATAAGAGCGTCTCGCTGTTGGATCACGTCACGTGGCCGATTGGCGCGGTCTTCAAACTTGCGTCGCCATTCGTTCCAATCACCATGATTGTGCTGATTATCATGCTCTGGGCCACCCCATTGAGCGTCCTGACGGTCACGTTCGGCTTGAATGTCTTCGTAGATAGTCATTTGCTCAAATTTCCTGGTGCCCCGTCCGGGGGGAGCGACAATCCTTTCGTCGTGGTCCGAACAAAGATATGCAACTCGTTGAGTCGCTTGATGGTGGCATTGACGACACCTGCCGGATCATCAGTGTCTGGCGTGGTCGGATCGTGATAGACATACACCTCAGTCCTGAGCCACTCAATCGCCCTACGGCATTCTTCGAGATACTCGGGATCGTGGAAGGATCGCCATTCTCTTGTCTCTGTCACGGGGCTCTCCTGACTGGGGGAGACGAAACCTTCATTCTCGGATGGTGCTCTCGCCACGCCGCATCTCGGCAGGACCGCTCGCAGAACTTCTGCCATGACGTGCGCCATGCAAATATCCGTTTACACCGGAGACACTGTCGCTGGTGGGCTGACTTACGCATGGACGGGGACAGGTGAGGCCGCCAGAATCTTGAGTAGCATATCACGTTGCGCGAGGCGATGGGTTCGCCGAGCGGCGGCGTCGGCGGCGTAGGAGGCGGCGGCGTCGGCGGCGGCGGCGGCGTAGGCGGCGTCGGCGTCGGCGTAGGCGGCGGCGTAGGCGTAGGCGGCGGCGGCGGCGGCGTAGGCGGCGGCGTAGGCGGCGGCGTAGGCGGCGTCGGCGGCGTAGGAGGCGGCGTCGGCGGCGGCGTCGGCGGCGTAGGAGGCGTAGGAGGCGGCGTCGGCGGCGGCGTAGGCGGCGTCGGCGGCGGCGCGATACTCACTGCGTTCGGTCGCGCCAGTTTGATACAGCAAGACGATCGTATCCAGTGCGGCCCGTTGTTTATCAGTACGGCAATACTGACGTACCCCATGCGTTGGATCACTCAGGAGCCAGATACAGAAGGTCGGCCAGACTTGGGAGAGATCCGCCCCCACCGGAATGGCCTCTAGGAATTGGAGAGGGAAGGCTTTCGCTTCCCCATTGGGCAGTCCTTCAAATAGACCGTCTTCAATTCTGGCGATGATCCGTGGGATCCCGAGCTGGGTTTCGTAGGCGGCATGGTCTGATCCATGGATCGTGCATCCCACCGCACAGCCCTTCCCATGTTCCCAATAAAATCCCTTCTCAATCTCATCAGCGGCCGCATGTGCCCGGAGCCGGTTGAGATACTGCTCCTTGATGGCCGGATCGCCATGGAAGGCGCGCAGTTCGGTGTGGAACAGTCCGGCCGGTGCGATGATGAGATCAGACATGATGAGTGAGTGAAAGATGTTGCATCGTTCGTTGCATCGTCAATATGGGGCCTGTTGCGCGTTTGTCAAGGGCGGATCCCATTCGCCAGCGCCTCCCGGTCCAACGGCGTTAAATCCCGGACCCGGCCATGGTGGACGTCGAGCATGACCCTCTTTCCTTCCCGAGCACCGTACAGCCTATGCTTCATCACGGCAATGGCCATGATGTTGGGTTCTAGTATGTCCTTGGGTTCGACAAGGGTATCCCCTTTGTTAAACCGCTTGAGTAGGTCGATGTCGAGATCGTGGAGCTTGAGCGGCCGGTAGATTCCCAACATCCCACTGGCGATGGTTCGCTTGTAATTGCCCCATAAAACGACGTTCTCCTTTGGTGGTAGGTAACGGGTCGTCCTAGACCCGATCGTGGCTTGGAGGTTGAATTGCGTGGCCGCAAGACCCCTTAGCCCGTAGGTTTGCGTGCAGTGCAACAGGGTTTTGTTGGCTTCGACGCTTGCTTCGTACAACGAAACACCCGTTCCTTCGACGTGGTCGATGTGGTCCACGATGAAGACGTCGGCCCCCAACTCCTTGGCATGGGCAGCCTCCCCCTCTAGCCGAAGAGATGTCAACATCCCGGCCTCCGCTACCCAAAGGGATTGTTGGTCCGTCTGGCGTTTCAGCTCGGCTTTGATCGCGGCACGGCATCCCTCGGCGTCCGGCCATGCCCGGTAAGACCCGGAGAGGAAATCCCCGACGTCGTATCCTAACGCTTTACAAGCGAAGTGCGCGCGGACGGTCTTTGGTGGCGTCTCGGTCGGGACATAGTAGACTTTCTTGCCCTGCTCAATCAACGCTAGGGCTAGGGACGTAAAGAACGCCGTCTTGCCATCCCCTGAGAATGCCCCGACGTACCAGAGATCCCCTTCGGGAATATCCCCAATGACGTCACTCAATGCCTGGAAGGGCAACCGGAGGAACTTGTCGGCTGGCTGGCTGATTGCCCGGAAGGCGGCCTCGGCTTGGAAAACGGCGGAGTGGTTCGCGTCTGGGATCTGGATGTCTGCGTCCGCTAACGAGCTGGCGACGAGTGACAAGTTCTGGCGACTCATGCGGGCATCCCCAAGACTTTCCGCACTGCTGCTTCATCGTCCCCGTTGATATATCGGGGCTGAGGACCGGAGTAGGTCGATGCCGCCTTGGCTAGGTTCAGGTACTTCGGGTCGGTATCTCGGAGGGTTTGTCGCAGCCACTCGCACACCTCACCCTCGGGGTGTTTCGAGAAGAGAGGGGCAAGGGTCTTGGCGGTACCTGAGAGTGGTTCGGCGTCTGGGTAGACTTCATGCCAGACATCTCGCACTAACCCCATCCACGGCGCGGAAGCGCGGGGATGTTTAGTAGTTACAGAAGAAGAAGATAGAGAAGAAGATAGAAGGCTTTCGTTTTGGTTATCGTTTGCTTTTGTTTCGGGAAAGCTTTTGGTTTCTTTTGGTAAACCTTTAGCTTTCTTTGGACGGCCACCTTTCTTCCCATTTTCGGAGAGTTGTGCCCGGCGTTGGGCCTGTTTCTGGCGCTCCTCTTCTAAACGTTTGTTGTAATATTTTCCATCGCGCTCCGTGAAGCAAGGCTGCAAATATTTCCAAGTGGCCAAAAGCTTCCGTTCTGTCGTTCGACACCACCGAGACAGTCGTGGCACGTCGAACTCGAAGCCTCCATCGGTCCAATCAAGACAGAGCAACAGGGTATAGATACCGACCTCATCAATCGTCGCTCGACCAACTGTTCCAGACCCCACGAAATCGGTAGGGTAGAATTGAAAAGCAGGGGCTTTTGTCATTTATGCGGCCCCTGATATTTGCATGTCTAGCTTATTGGCTAGCATCCTCCATAGCGGGCTCGACTCTCGGGGGATGAGGTAACATTCCTCCTGTCCGTCGGAATCGCGCGGGATGATGAGATAGACGCTATTGTCGGCGTGTACTTCCACTTCGACGTGCTCGCCAACCCGGAATCTCTGGAGGGTGGGCTCGATAAAACCGCCTTGTCTTGGCATTTGAGGTTCTCCGTGCATTGCACATTAAGGAGTGAAATAGTCTGCCCCAAGATACGGCCTCTCATCTGTTCCGGAAGAGGCGAGAATTACCGGGTGCTTTAGTTTGTGGGAAAGTAGATTGGCGCTAGATTCGTGACGTGCGCGGATGCCGGGTGGGATGGTCGCGCATCTCTAGGGCGTGATGATGCTCACGACAACATATGAGGAGGTCAGATGCTTCGAGTGTCCGCGACTTTGGGTAACTCAGGTGATGAGCTTCCAACTTCTCCGTTTCCCAACATCGCGTAGGAATCCTGCTCTGGTATAGATATATCGTGTGTATCATGTACTCGCACCGATTACCCGCTCTTTCCATCGCTTCTTTCCGTGCCGCTTTATACTCCGCTGAGGCGTAATGCTTTTTCAACTTGGCCACCCGTTTGCCCTTGGCTTCCGGGTTCACCTTCCGGATGGGACGAGGGGATCGCTTGAGCGGTGTTTTGCGTTGGATCGGTCCGGAGCGTTTCACTTACTGGCCTCTACCGGTAACCGGCCCGTGAAGGGGCCACCAGGGTACATAGCCGTGCGGCCTTTCGGAGATATCCAGATATGCCCCGCCCCGCCACACGCCGGGCAATCCCTAGGCCCCTCAAAGTCGCGCCCTGAATAGCCATAGTCCGACACAACGCCATGCCCCCGGCAGTTTGTGCAGCCGTCTTGTTTCCATCCGGGTTTCATGTCTCCCTCTCAGGATAGGAGGGAAGGGTCCTACCGAGAATCATCACCGCGACGTCTTGTATAACACCTTTCTCTTCTTCGGTGGCGAGAATGTCTGAATACGATTCTACATACCTAGCGCACGCTTCACGCTCTTCCTCGATAAACTTCTGGACCTCTTCCTCCGTCCGTGCGGCTAGGGGGAAGAGAATAGAAGCTGCTCCCCGGTCATACTCACTATTCTCCAATGCTTCGACATAGGCCATACCGGCTTTGAACGCTTCGCCGAGGAGGTCGTAGAGAGGTTGAAGGTCAGACATAAGGACTCTCTCGTTTGGCTAGGATCGTCTTACAGGCATTGATGAGATCGACGAGCGGAATGCTTTCTACGGCTCCCCACGACTGACTGGGGAATACCTTGGTGATATGCGCTTGTTGCGTGGCGCTATCCATCCGAATCAACAAGCCGTCTGCCTCTAGAGTGGCGATCATCGCATCCCCCGCTGCTCCAATTCCCGCCGCCGGATATAGTGCTCGATTCTGATGTTCTTCTGGCGGTGGTACTCAGTCCGGTCTTTTTGCCCGTCATCGATATAATTCCGGTACGTTAGTCGCATCCGGGCTAAGTCATCGATCCGGGCCTCACTGATCTTCTCGCCCTTCTTGAAATACTCGTCTCGGACCGACTCGCGCGCTTCGGCGAGGATGATTTTTCGGATATGGTCCCACATCCCCCCCGGCTCATAGAGCGCCGCGAGGGGAGCAAAGGCATCTAATCCATCATCCAGTTGCTGCTCAAGCGCATCCGTCTCGTCAGGCACGAACGATTTAGGGATCGTGCCCATGTTATCGCCCCCCCCGTTGGATCATGAGGGTGGCGACCGCGGCGTTCATCGCCCCAGCATCACAAGGGATGTCGCCAGCGGTCCAGATCGGGAGGACCTTATTGACGACAAACTCCAGACATTCGAGGTACATTTGCTCGACCTTCGCTTTCTGGGATAGTGTCGGGTGCGTTTCTGGCGTTGGTTGCCCCGCTAAGGCCTCTAGGTAGCCTGGTTCTTCGTTGGGCAAGAGTGGGCCAGCATTGTGGACGCGCGGCGCTTCCTGGGGCTTTTTCGGCTTCTTGGGCGGCCACACGACGCCGTCACAGTTCTTGTCTTTGCACTTCGCGTCCGGGGCGCGGGGATTGGTCTTCGATTCCCGATTATCCCACATCGGGCCACCACACTTCGGACATTCAAATTCAACGGCTGGCATTGTGCTTCCCTCGTAGGTACTGCGTAATGCGCCTCAGTCCTGCACTCGACCCGCAACAGGCGCGCGTTGCGAGAGATAATCCTTGACCGCCTCCACACAGGGGCAATCCGGTACCCGGTGTGTCATGCAATAGAACCGTCGGTCATCCTCATAGCGGGGCAGTTCGAGAATTGTAATCGTGCTCCCATAGCCATAATAGACGGACCGGCTATTGCTCCCCTTGATCCAAACCTCGCTCATAACCATTCCCGACTATGCCGATAGCGACGGCGTTGCACGGCTTGATTCAGTTGCATCCAGAGATCGGTGCACATCGCGGTCAGTCGGGGAGAGAGCGGCTCGTTCTCGTACAGCCACTCGGATTCCCGGTCGTGGTCCGCTTCGAGTTCGGCGCAATAGGCGTCGAAGTCCGAACGGCGGAAATCGTCGATGTCGTTGCTCTGGATTTCTGTTGAGCCAGTCATACGACGCACCTCTTGATGTAATCGGCGGCGGTGTTGTAGTTGTCTTCCCACATCCGTGCGGCGGTTTGGAGGTCGCGCTCCCGTTGCTGGAGACGACGACATTCTCGGACGAGACACTGGACGGTCTCATTGAACGTTCCAAAGTGGTGCTGCTCATACCACGTCATATCGTCCTCGCTCATCCCCTGTGTATCGGTGCTCATTGCTCCTCCGTCTGTGAATCGTGTGTGCCGTCCCAATGCTCTTGCATCTCCTCCCAGAACTCCCCATGCGACAGATGTTGGTCTAGCTTGGCACAGGCTTTGAGGATCACCCATATGATGGCGGTGAGGATGAGCCACAAGGTGAGCAGTTGCCCCGCATGACCGGCTTTGGAGTTCGCGTAGTGGCCTGTCTTCGCAACGAATGCGCCCACTCCGATACAGCAGACAATGAGGAGCCATCCCTGAAAGACCTTCATCGTCCGGCTTCCTCTTGGGCGGTGTGAATGGCCCGGTCTGCTATGTCCCGCCATTCCGCACTCTGTGCGTCGAGAAAGTGGTGGTAGCGGCATCGCGTGTCTGGATTCCATCCTACGGTCCAGTTCTCCCTCGTTCCAGGATAGTCGTGGGTTTGGGGTTCGCCTGGGGTACACTCGACGGTCATCGAGACGTCCGCTTCACAGGGCTCCCCATCCTCGGTGACGTACTGGCAAGGGACGGTGACGGTAATGAGATGATCGGTCATAGTTGGTCCCTCCAAGAGGGTGAAGCCGGGGATAAAAGAATGGGTGGTCATGCCCGCGCCAGTCCATGCACGGTGCATCGAAAATTGTGGGCCTTGGACGTGCAGCCATATCCACACGATCCATAGTGGGAGTCCTTCCCAGGCCACGAATGGAGCGTGTTGAGGCCATCCTTGAACCGCCAGATAAAGGGTGCCCGGTCGCTGCCATCATCAAAGGTCATCCAGCAGAGATTACCGTCGACACTCAGTACTGTGCCAATCTCCCGGCCTTTATACGTAACCCGGTCGCCTTTGCGTGGCGCATGATCCGCGTTTAGTACTGTCATGGTCGTCTCCATAAGGTCTGAGAGAATCATACGAAATCCTTTGCCATATGTCAACCCCCCAGTTTACGGCACTAGTTGCGGCCACGGAAACAGACCTCTTGACAGTATATCGTCAAGGTACTACCTTACAATCACATGGACTACGTGAAGATTCCGTTGAGCCCCAAACGGGCCAAACTGCGCAAACTCCTCCGGCAACACCCCGGAATGGGCGCGACCGAGCTGGCTGGGTTACTCAAATGTTCCCGGCAATTCGTCTATCAGATGGCAAAGCAAGAAGGGCTGTCATTGGGCCGGACGATGGAGGGTGAGAAGTGACTGACGACGTTGACGAACCGAATGGTGACGCTCGCTTCGGAGAGGCTGGGATTGATTACCCCATGGTCGAACCGCCTTCGGTGGTAGAATGTCCAGTCTGTCGCACCAAGCATATCAGCGGACACCACTTCCGCGAGTTGCCGCGTCTCACCATTGATGGTATGGTATTTAGTCAATTCAAGGATCTTCAACGACGACAAATCATTATCCAGTGGTTGAATAGGGACCGTTACATCATCCACTTCCGAGAGCGAAATGCCGTCCTGTATACTGAAAATCAGCAGTTACAGCGCAATAATTCCTCTTTGCGGGACCAACTAGCGCAAGTCACCGAACAACGGGATGTGTACTTTCTCTCCCTGAAACACCTTGCTGCTATTGACCTATGACCTATAGCGACATCTGCCGTGAGGCGGCCCAGGAGTTAGAGAACTTCCGCGTGGCTGACACGCTGGGCCGGGATCCGAAACCCTTGGCCTCGGCGGTCTACTTTGCTGGGCATCTTCGTTCTCTCGCTGATCTGCTAGATACTGCTAGCAATGCCTGTGTGGGAACTCGGGAGGCTGACGAGTCGATGGAACGTATATTTTCTCCGCTCTCCGAGCCATGATAGAGAAACTTCCGTACTGGCCTGGTATTCCCTCACAAGAAGGTCACCCCGATCGTATGTTGTGGAAGAAGGTCAACGAGGTCATCGAGGCGGTGAATGAGATGGATTCCATTCTTCACCAAGCTCCTGAGGAACCGCCCTCTGGTTGTGTCATCTGTCGAGATGAGGGAATTCCTCCGATTCGTGAGCCGCACGTGCATCACCCTGATGGGTCGATATTTATTCCAAAATTCCCATTCCCTGTCCAGGATGGGGATCGGGTCCAGTACACTGCTCGCTATTTAGAGTTGGTTCCTCCGCAATATCTCGATGAGATGGCCGCGCGCCGTGGGACGGTTCTCGGAGTGACTGCTCTGGGAGGTGATTCCCGTTCCATCCTGGTGACGGTCCAGTGGGATCACGGCGATATTGGCGATGCCGATTTGGAGTATCTTATGGCCATTGGAGAAACTTCCGTCTTGCCCGATCCTCAAAAGAGCATAGATTAGCGAATATGTTCGATCACGATCATTCGACTCACGAAAAGCTCGACAGTATCGCCCACGACATTCTTCACTCCCGAGATATCTTTATGGCCGCATTTTCCGAACTCCAAGCCGCCCAAGCCGCGACGGCCACTGCCCTCCAAAACCTTGCTACCCGCGTTGCTGCCAGTGTCGGCGCCACCCCAGCTCAGCTTGATACAGCTGTGGCTGCGGAACAGGCGAATACCCAGGCTGCTGACGCGATTGACCCCGCGACGTCCCCCGCTCCGGCTCCGGTCGCGTAAAATGGCTGACTACTAATTGTAGGACGGTGGGCATACACCGTGATAGTGCGTAGGGCTGAGGGGTAGGTCAACATGCCCTCTCTCGGCATGGATAGGTCTGACGGTAGCTCAACTGGTAGAGCCGTGCCTGGTATGCGCGAGGTTGCGGGATCGTTCCCCGTCCGTCATATACGCAGTGTTGGTGAAATCGGCATCCATGTATTACGTCGGGGGACGCCCCTCTATCATGATTGCCCGCTAAAAGGCCGCCACACTGCCCTCTCTCTATGACTGCACACCGTAACATTGTTCTCCTCGGCATTCTCGCTGGTTTCGTATTTGGGGTTGGAACGACCCTGCTATTCTCCTCCCACCGAGTTATCCGGAAATCCCGGCAGAGTGTCGAGCATTGCGTTCCTCTCGGTCATGGACCAGATTATCATGATGTCGAATGTCCGTCCGGCGTCTATCGTCTGTACGGCGATACCTTACGGATTAGACTTCACACATGAGCTATCTGGAGGCGTGGCAGAGTCCGGCTTATTGCAGCGGTCCCGAAAACCGCAGGACAGCAATGTTCCCTGGGTTCAAATCCCCGCGCCTCTTTTGGAGAGAGATCGCATAATGGTATTGCAACGGCTTGCTAAGCTGTCGGCCTTACGGCTGTGTGGGTTCGAGTCCCACTCTCTCTGTTCTGTCGGCGATACCCTTAGAGTGAGGTTGTATACGTGATAGATAGCCCGCAATGTGAGAACTATAGAATACGGTATCTCCATCTATTGATCGAAGCGGCAGAAAAAAGCGACCAACTCGACCCCACATTACTCGACCGCATCGAGAAATTGTTGGCTATCTCCCATGTCCCAGTTTCTAGAGTAGTGACCATGCCTGGTTCTGGGACGGTCATCGGCAACGATCTCACACGATTCACCGTCTCGTGACCACCCTCATCGGAGTTATCCTGTGCTCATCTCGCTGATCGTTACGCTAGTTGTGGTTGGCGTCTGTCTCTATTTGCTGACTCTGATACCTATGGACCCCGTCATTAAACAGGTGATCCGCGTATTAGTGATTCTCTTCGCCTTCCTCTGGGCGCTTCAGGCCTTAGGCATCTGGACGTGGCCTGGTCATCGGCTGAGCTAGCAATGGGTCCTTCCAGCTGTGACCGCTGTGGCTACCTCCAGCCCTTCCCTCGTCCTGACGACCTGACTGGCTACCGCGCCTTAGTCACCTCCAGCGCTGGCACCCTCTGCCGCGACTGTGATCGTCTCCGCGAGGAATATGAAACGTGGGGCCAATTTGATGCCTGGTTAGTCGAACGGAAGATCCAACGTCCTGACCTATTTGCGGTCTAATGGCTAGGCCAAAATCTCCCGGTCCATCTCCCGGATTAGTGCCGCAGCCTCACGGTGGGGCCTTACGCCGTGGTATCACAAAAAATGGTGGGGCTGGTGGTCGACCGCCTGATGAGTTTAAAGCGCTCTGTCGTCACCTCGCGTCCCGCCAGAAAACCTTCGCCGTCGTGGAGAAGATCCTCGATCATCCGGATCTTTATCCCTCTCTCTATACTGGCGCCCTGCGTTGGGCTACTGAGAATGGTTACGGGAAGCCCAAGGAAACCGTTGATGTCAATATCGCAAAGATCAAGGATCTCTCAGACGCTGAATTAGAAGCATTGGCGAAGCGGGTTGGGTTGTGATTGCTACTTCCGACGTGGCTATCGCGACCTCTATTGAATGTGAGCGCCGCCGCCGTCGTATCTCTGGCGGTCCTCGGCCTGATGATGACTACCAACACGATCCGATTGGCTGGATGGTCGACCGTATGGGCGTGAAAGAGGAAACGCTCCGATGGTCCTTGCTCCCTCAGTATAAAACCCACCGCTGGGACGGCACGCCAGACCCGCTTGTCACGATCTGCCAATCCTTAGCTGATGGTAAAGACACTGGCGCTGAGTCCGCCACCGGCACCGGGAAGACCTTTCTTGGCGCGCTCCTAGTCCTCTGGTTCCTCGCCTGTTTTGAAGACTCTATTGTGGTCACAACTGCCCCGATTGAGAAACAGTTGACGCTCCACATCTGGAAGGAAATTGGCGGCCTCTTCCCCCAGTTCAAGAAGCGTTATCCGCAAGCCGAGCTGCTGACCCTCAAACTCCGTATGAAGCCCGGTACGGACGAACAGGAGAAATGGGCTGCTGTGGGGTTCGCCTGTGGCGTCGACGCCGGCGCTGATTCTGCCACTAGAGCCCAGGGGTTCCACGCGCAACACATGCTGATCATTACTGAGGAAACACCTGGTATTGATCCCGCCGTGATGACGGCGTTTGAGAACACCTGTACCGCTGATCATAACATCCGTTTAGCATTGGGCAATCCGGACCATCAAGCCGACGCCTTGCATAAGTTCGTCACCTCCGAGGGCGTGACCAACATCAGGATCTCCGCCTATGATCATCCTAATGTGGTAACTGGCGAGGAAGTCGTGCCTGGCGCCGTCGGCCGTAAAAGCGTCCTCAAACGTAAGAAGCAGCTCGGTGCTGAGTCCCGTCTCTACCAATCTCGCGTCCGTGGCATCAGTCCGTCAGAGGCCGTGGATGCCCTCATTAAACTATCCTGGTGCACTCATGCCAAAGGACTCCCTGCTGCCTTCCGAAGTGATCGCCATGCTCTACCGGCTCTTGGCGTTGATGTCGCCAACAGCGAGAATGGAGACCTCGGCGCGATTGCACGCGGTGCTGGTCGAATCCTGGAGGAAGTATCCGCCTTCCCGTGCCCTAATGCCAACGCTCTTGGGCGTCGAGTTATCAGCGAGGCACAAGCTACTGACGTTGCTCCAGAGCATGTCGGCATCGACGGCGTTGGAGTAGGCGCTGGCACGGTTAACGAAGCCCGCGATTCTGGCTTCTGGGTCCAAGCCTGTAACGGCGGTGACAAGCCCGACGAAACCGCTGACGCCGAGAAGTTCAATAATAAGCGGAGTCAGATGTATTGGCAGATGCGGCTAGACTTAGAACGCGCTGATTTGGCCCTCCCTGACGACGACGAGTTGATCGAGGACCTCACCACCCCGAAGTGGCAGACCCGGAATGGGAAGATTATCGTGGAGTCCAAAGAGGACATCAAGAAACGGATCGGACGCTCTCCCAACAAAGGCGATGCGGCCGTATATTGGAACTGGGTCCGGAACCGGGACGTGCCGTTAGTCTCCCCGCAGAAGCCCCAGGACATGGATCTTGAGCAGTTAGCGTGGCTAGAGCAACAGAGTAGTGACCTTGAGCCGTGGAACTCGTCTACAGATGACGGCTCTGCCTATCACCAAATCCTCAATGACTGATATTACGCACGCGCCGGTTACCTCTAGCAACGTTAAATCGGTGGGATACGATCCAACGGCCAAGACGTTTGCGGTGACGTTTCACTCTGGCTCGACCTACCATTACCACGGCGTGACGCCAGAGCAAGTCAAGGATTTCCACGCCTCAGATTCGAAGGGGCAGTGGGTTCATCAGCACCTTGTCAAGACGGGCCACCGATTCACTAAACAATAGGAGCGATCATGGCAAAGAAGCACATCGGGTTTAAAGGCGCACAGGCGAAAGTGGAGAAGGAGGGATACTCCAAGAAGACGGCTGGGGCGATTATCGCTGCTTCCACGCGTAACGCATCGGCGGCCGCGAAGAAGGCTAATCCTCGGTTGAAGAGGGTCAAAGGATGACTGTTCCCCCTCCGACCTCCACCTCAGGCGCTACTCCATCGTCCTCCATGGCTGGACTCATTATGTCCACCGAAAGCCGCATCCGGGCGGATATTTCCTCTCTTAGCGATACGGTCGAGTTGGCCGCTAGTCGCTTGTGGGGTACGTACGGTATCGCGAGTCTCGCCCTAGTCATTGCCGCGATTGCGCTCTTCAAGTCGTGCCACTAAGATGGTGCCACCCATCAATCCCTCAGAGACCTGCTCAGAGTACTGGGATCGACTCTCCGACGCGGATAAAGAGGAGTTGCAAGCCATCCAGAGAGACAGTGGTATTGCCTCGATGACCCTTTGGCTCTTACGGCGTGGGTGTATGTTAGCCAATCCCCAGACTCGGCCAGTGCGGACGGCGTACGTGCCGAAGGCGCCGACGTTGAACCAGCTCCTGAACGCCAACATCCGGCGTCGGGCGGCGAGCGCTTTATGACTATTCGGGCGCGAGATGGGGTCACTCGGCTATACTTCCGGGATGGCGGATTTATGGATTTTCCGGAGGAGGATTATTCCCTGATCCGCGATGCCTTTGCCAATGGTGAGCGCTTTTATCAGGGGCCGGGATTGCATGGGGGGGAAGCGATGGTCAAACTAGCCGAAGTCAACGCAGTTCGAGATTTAACCGCTGACGCGTTTCATGGCTATCTCGAAGATGAGCGCGCCGAGAAAGTGGCGGCGGATTTTTCATGAAATGGCCCTGTGTGAGTCGATCGGCCTATGATGTGGTTGAGGCGGCGTGGTGCCAAGAACATGACCATGTGCTGGATCTGCAAAAGCGATTCGATACCCTACTGGACAAATACCACGCCCTCAAGATCGAAGGCGCTGTCACCGTGCCTGACTACGGCCACATCGAACCCCCCTTAACGGTGGATGAACAAGACGCGCTGAGAGCGCAGGAAGATGATGGCAACTAAACATATGGTGCCAGATCCATCTGCGGTGGAGTGTAACTTCATCGTGCCGGCGGAGATCGAAGCCAAATGGCGCGAAGGAGATCGAGACGCCTTAGCCCAAGCGGTGACCCAGATCGCCAGAGACACGGCCACCTTCTGTGCCACGAAGTACGAGCAGAACCTGACCGGTAACCCCAGGCCCATCACGCAGTAAATTGTAGGATCACTATTCACCCCAGAGGTTCGTATGTCCAAGCATGAAGCCGAAATGAACAAGCCGTATAACAAGGATTTCAAGGATGTAGAAGACGTGACGGTCGATCACTCCAAGAGCCCGAATCCGACCATCGGCAGCGGCAAAGGCGGCAAGCTCCCCGAAGGACTCCGACCGAACCCAGCGCAGAACTCCACGAAGTAAGTGGTGGCTGACACTCCCAAACTGGAGTCAACGTCCCTCTTCAAGCCGTTGACTCCAGTGAAGGCCAAGGTGGCCGAGTGCGTCGCGGAAGGATTGAGCTATCCCCAGATCGCGGTCCGACTGGGGTTGTCACGCAACACCGTGCAGCATTATGTCCACAGTATCGCCCAACTCATCGAGATTCGTGATCTTTACCCGATGACGCCGTATCGTCGTGTCCAAGTCTGGATGATCCGCGTGAGGGCCGGAATCGACACATAGGGATCGGCATTACGTAAGAGGTCAAAAAGTCGGACATTAACACCCTGAATGTCCGAACTATCTCTGTTAGTTGCGTCGCATGGAGAGGTCTGTACCTGCGAGTATTGCCAGGAGATTCAGAAACTCGCGCCGAAGCTCGCGCAGCCTGGATGGGTGCGGTGGATGGGCATTCCCACTGAGAAGCCGACGGTCACCGTCGAAGAACTCCGTGCCACCAAGAAAGAGCGCCTGAAAGCCGCGAAGGCGAAGCACAAAGCTACTACGCGCCTCGCGACGATCCTCTCTGGTGGGCGAGTCAGAACGACACTGCTGGCTGCCTAGATGCCGACCATCCAGACCCAGAACGTCCCCAGCCGGGATAATATGGCGGATCCGGCCGCCGCCACGCTCCACGGCCCCCCAAAGCAAAACGCCACGGATTTAGAGAAGGCCCAGTACAGTACCGCTCGCTACAACATCCAGCGGGACTACTATAGTGGCCTATACCGATTCTGGTCTCGCTCGATCCTCTTCCTCTTAGGGAAGCAATGGTTGCTGTGGAATAAGACGACCAAGCAGTGGACGCCCGAGAAGAACGTCCCCAAATGGCGTCAGCAGCCGGTGACGAACCTCGTCTATCGGTTCTACAAAAACGCGTTAGCCAAGCTCACGAAGCAACGTCCCGCCTTTGATTGCGTGCCCCCGAGTGGCGACGCCGACGATCGCTCTGCCGCTGAGTTGGGTAACGCGCTCCTCAAATTCTGGTGGAGACGCCTCAAGCTCTCCCAATTCCTCCAACGCGCCATCGGGTGGATGCTCAGTACCGGGAACGCGTGGGCGTTGGTGGATTGGGACCCCGAAGCCGGGATGATTACCCCGCTCAAGACCGCCTATACCCGGAAGACGGGGAAGGTCGATGAATCAGGCGACGAGGAAGAAGAGACGATCGAGGATGTCCCTGCGGATAAGGACGGCGACCCAATCCTCAAAGACGATGGCACCCCGGACATGGACGCCGAGCCCCACAAGATGGCCCAAGGGGAAATCTCGGTGCGGTTGATCTCTCCCTTCTCCGTTCGGATGAACCCGGAAGCCGAGTCGGTCGAAGACGCTACGGAGTTCTATATCGGGACGATCAAACCGTCCAACGTCTTAGAAAAGCAATGGAATCTCCCCTATAGCACCTTAGCCGGGGTGGGGAACGACGAGCAAGTCACCATCATGGATATCATCTCGGCGGCCAGTACGGGTACCACGGGCATCCTCGGCTTCTTCAATGGCTCGGATAACTCCATGGCGAAAGGCCAACGGAGTATGGAACTCCGGTACTATGCCAAGCCGGACGATGATTTCCCGGAAGGGCGGCACTGGATCTCGGTGGACGGGAAGATGGTCCTTCCCGAAGAGTCCCTCCCTAACGGCTTCTGGCCTCCCTTAGTGGCCTATCAGGATCTCGCGCCGCCCGGACAAGCCATCGCCATGGGCACGATTGGCCAGTTGACGCCGATTGGCGAATCGTACAACACGATCAATGGCAAGATCATGGAGAATAACGTCACCATGGCGATGGGCGGCAAATGGCTGCTCTCACCAGAAGACAAGTCGCTCGCCATTGATTCCGACCCCGGCCAAAAGATCGTGTCAAAAGGATACGCCGCTGGGAAACCCCCAATGCAATTGGAGCCTAAGGGACTGCCAGAACAGGTCTACGCTGAGCGTGAGCGGATCATGCAAGACTGGCAATTCGTCTCCGGGATGAGCGAATCGGACTTAGGTGGCAAGCCCGAAGGCGTCACCTCAGGTCGTGGGTTCCTCGTCTTGCAGGAAGCAAGTGACTCTCAGTGGGGGCCGACCTTAGAGAACCAAGAGTCCTTCCTGGAAGAGGTCGGTCGGCGCATGCTCGTTATTGCGCATCGGAAGTACACCGAGGAACGCACGGTCAAGATCGGTGGCGAGAATGGAGTGTGGCAATTCCGGGCGTTTAAAGGCGCTGACTTGACCGATTCGATGGAAGTCCAAGTCCAGTCCGGATCGTCCTTCCCATGGTCCCGTGCGGCCCGGCAAGACACCGCCATGCAGCTGATCTCGTCACTCCCTGGCTTGGTCGTGAACCCGCAAAGTGGGGAAGTGGACGTACAGAAACTCGGTCGCCTCACCGATGTGGGGGGCCTCGATGCCATTAGTCGTGAGGAAGATCCCGATTCGGACGAGATCGAGCGCGAGCACGCCGAGTTTGAAGATCCGAACTCTGACCCACCCCAGATCGGTATCTGGCAAGACCACGCGAAGCATCTGATCGGCCATGGGAACTTCTTCAAGCGGGACCGCGCGCGGTTCGACCGCATGCCGAAAGAGCGGCAGCAAGCCTTCATTCAGCACTATCAGGACACGATGCAAGCGATTGCGGAAGCCGTCGCGCAGACGATGCCGAACGGTCCGCAAGGTCAACCTAATCAACCCGGTGGCGGCGGACCACCCCAGCCGGGGGGACCGCCCTTGCAGATCAATGCCCCAGGCGCGCCACCCCAAGCGGCTCCGCCCACGCCGTCCGAACTCTCCCTCACGCCGGCCGATATACGGTCAGCGGCCTAACCCACCGGCCCCTTCCCTAGGACATTCCGATGCCAGACACCATTGTTGATACCGCCCAGAGCGAATCGCTCTTCGATAAGCTAAACGCCTCCGTGACCGCGCTGGATACGGCATCCACTGAGACCGTAGAAGCCGAAGAGACTCCTGAGGAGACGCCAGACATAGTCGTTGAGACTGAGGACCCTGGTGAGACTCCCGAGGCGGAGGCCGAAGAGACCACGGAGGAAACGGAAGAGGTAGAAGCACCAAAGGTTGATGCCGAGTTTGTGGCCGCCCTCAAGAAGTTCGGGGTGGCGCTCGATCCTGAGGATGTCCCAGAATCCGCTCGTCCGGCGTTCGTCGAGAAGCTGAAACATATGGAGTCGGCCTTTACCAAAGCCGTCACCGAGCAACGCCAATACCGGAAAGAACAAGCCAGTTTTGAGGCGGACAAACAACGACTCGAAAAGGAGTTCGATAAGGTCGTCGTGGATCGCCTCATGAAAGACCCCTCCTTGGTCGACAAGATCAATGAGGAAGTCGAGAAACGGAAGAATCCGGCTTACGCGGAAGCCATTGAGTTACGCCGCGATCATGACCGGATGCAGGCTGAACGGGCGCAAGAGACCCGTCAGCAGGAGGACGCCGCGAGAGAGGCACGGGGCGAAGCGTTGACGAGTTACACGATGGGAGCCGCCAAAACGGCGGGGATTCCCTTCAAGCTCGTCGAAGAAGCCGTCGCCTTTGCCATTCTCTCGGCTGGTCAAGCCGGACGGGAATTCACGGAGGCCGAGATCGATGCGATCGTCGCGGATAAAGCCAAGGTCTATACCCAGCATACCGCCGCCATCAAAGGGGCGAAGACACGCGAATACGTGAAACAGAAAGTCGCTGACCGGAACGCGGCCAAGGCCAAAGGCGGCATCAAGAACAGCAATGGGAGCACTGCGAACCTACCGACAGTAGACATGTCCAAGCTCTCCTTAGCCGAGAAGATTAACGCCACCTTGGACAGCTACGCCAGCGCCTAAGCGATCATAGCAGGGCCGAGAGGGGCATTCTGGCCACTCCGGACACTCATTTTCAGAGGCTTGAACTACCATGGCCGATTATCAGGTCACTTCCGCAACGTTCGACGCGTTGCTCAAGGAAGATTATATCACGCAGGAAATCGTCGACGCGATCAACAAGGCGACGGTCTTCAAATCGAATCTGACCCGCACCCAGACCATTGACGGTCGTCGGGCGATCTATGCCGTGCAGGTTGCGGTGGCGCAGGGCAACGGATCCCGGGCGGAAGGCGCGGCCCTCCCGAACTACGGGGCTGGCCAGTTCCAAGACGCGATCGTGAACACCTTCTCGCACTATGCCCGGTTCATCGTGACCGGTCAGGCGGAAGTGTTCTCCTCGCGGAACGCCTTCGTCCAGTTCGTGGAACGGACGTTGAAGGACACGAAAGAGGGCTTGATGCTCAATATCGGGCGTCAGTCGTGGGGCGATGGGACGGGAACGATCTCCCTGACAAGTGGCTCGACGGCCCAAGGAGCGACCACCTTTACCGCTGGCTCAGCGTATGGCGTACTCTGGGGGTCGGTCTCGACCAATACCACCATGCTCTACCGTCCTGGAATGATCCTCCAATTCGTGAACTACACGACCGGGGCGGTTATCACCACGAACGGCGGCCAAGGCTACACCGTCACGGGCATCACTGGTACCACGATCACCTTCTCGCCACCCTTGGATGCAACCGTCGCCGGTGGCTCGCGGGTGACCTTGGTCGGCTCCTATAACCAGGAGATGGAAGGCTGGCTCAAGATGGTGGCCACCGCCGCCTTCATGACGGGGAATACCTCGACCACGCTCAACTTGGGCACCACGGTCTACCACAACATCGACCGGAATACGGCCACAGTGTGGAACGGGAACGTGACCGATGCGAGTCAAGCGGCGCTCTCCCTGACGCTCATCCGGGCGATCAAAGACGCGCTCTTCGTGCGTGGGGGGCAAGCCGATCTCTGTATCGGGTCGACGCAGGTGGTGCGTGACTACGAAGCCTTGCTCACCCCGAACCAACGCTTTGTCCCCGCGATCAAGCTGGAAGGGGGAGCGACCGCGATCGAGCACGACGGACTGCCATTCACCAAGGATAAGGACGCCCCAAGCCAGGCGCTCAACCTGGTCAAGACGGACGAGATCCGATGGGCACAGCGCAATGACCCGGACTTCATCCGGCAGGGCGACCAGATCCTCCAAAAGGTCACCGGCTACGACATGAAGGAAGCGGTGTTGCGCTGGTACGCCAATCTGGACACGCCAGAACCGCGCTATCAGGCGATGCTCTATAACTTGAATATCGCTCCATAATCACGTATGCTGTTTCGCTATCCACGCTCTGAACTTCTCGCGCCGACAGGTGCGACACTCAACACGGCCATTACTGCGCGTGTATGTGTTCTCAGGCGTTTGGGGATGTGGACAGCGGCCAGCATCGGGATTATACCGACTCTTCTTGCGAACTCCATCCGCTTGAATACCAACGTGCACGCGGCATTTGACACCCCGGTTGCTATGGCAGATCGCGCACATCCGGGTACGGTTGATCGTGCCGTTGGGCTTCCGGTTGTTCTGGTAGTAGGTCGTCTCCGGCGTGAACTCATGGCCCCGTTTACAGTGGGTTCGCTCGCTGTGATGCAGCCGATGGTGGTCGCTGTTCAACATCGGTCGCAGATGGGCGGGATTCACACAAGGGCGATTGTGACAGATATGATGGAGATGCAGTCCATCGGGAATAGGTCCTATGGTCATTTCGTAGGCTACTCGATGGGCCTTTCTGATATGACCTCTATCACTTATAGCCACATGTCCTGTCGTGGACGGTTTATGGGGTGGAATCCAGCACTGAGTCGGGTCGCCTTGATAGGCAGCGAACCACGTACGAAACGGAGTCGTTGGCATAATAATCAATATAGTGCGCCAACGGCCAGTTGTACATATCTCCCTTCCTTTACCTATACAGAGGTATAACACATGAGTATCAATAGCGTGACCCAGACCGCCGGGATGGTGGCGCGAGACGAGCTTCGCATCGCGCACAACCAACTGGCAATCCTGACGGCCAATGCCTCCTTCTCTAGTGCGGCGATCGCGACGGCGACGGTGACGTCACAGGTCAAGACGACAGCCACTCTGACCTACTTGATTGATGGGGCCTTCCAGACCGCGATCACGGCCACGGACAACTTCTGGACGTTGGCTGGTACCACGGTGGCAGTCGCATCGTGGCAGAAGTATCTCCTGTTCGTGAATAGCGCTGGGGCAGCCAGCGTACTCCAAGGGACCCAGTCGACCGTGTCTGCCGCGGCGGTCGCCCTTCCGTACATGCCCCAGAGTCTGTGTTTGGTTGGGGTGTTAACGGTGGCCACCGATGCGACGCACACGTTCATTCCGGGCACGACCTTGCTCGGCGCGGCGGGGATTACCGCGACCTACGTGAACGGCGTGGATCCCAGTTTGATTACCGTCATCAAGATTGGCCAGTAGTCTGATTCCATCGCTCCTGGGTGGGTCAGACCGCTCAGGGGCACTCTCTCTTCTATGAACACACTCGACGAAACACTCGCCTGGACCGGGCGCTTTAATCGCTCCGCGCCGCAAGATTGGGAATTAGAAGTCTTGCCGATCGAACTAGCCTTACAGAAGATCGATGCCCGACTCCGGATTGTCTGGAACCCGAAAGCGTTCTTGGCCTGTCCAGGAGTCCAGGATGTCTACGGCCGCATCACCAAACCGATCGAGTACGCGGGACGGTGGCAAGTGGTGGTGAAAGGGGATCTCGACGGGGAGGACACGATGATCTTGCAGTTAGGGTCGGAGTCCGATCCGAAGAAGCCCTACCGAGCGGTGGGGTGGTGGTTGGTGGACTATTTGCAGCAAGTCGACACGGCGAATAAGCATCAAGCCGAAATGATGCGACAGATGCTGGACGAGGAGTTTAAAGCCCAGCAGGAACGGAAAGCGGTAGAGCGGGCTGCGCGACTCGAATACCTGACCAAGTTGTACACCGATCATTGTGGCATCAAAGCGCTGCAATTCACCGGGGCGGCCTTTGCCCCCTCACCGAGTTCCTATGTTGAGTGATTTTCACGTCCATATCCTGGACCCGAGCGACAAAGAGAAAGTGCAGGTCATGCCCGGCACGGCGAAAGAGTGCCAGATCTGTACGCCGGTCACCAAGCCCTATAATAAACCCGGTCCGAAGCCCAAGGAAGCCGCGTAACTAGATGGCACTCAACGTCACGGTGGCCCAGATCATCGACCAAGCGCGGGTGCAAGATGCGCGCTTTTTTGATGTCTCGATCCCGGATGGCGCCTTAGTCCTCGAATTGAACCGGACGCAGCGGACGTTGCTCTTGAAGTACGCCGACTCGATCCAAGGACTCTTAGACCAGAGCTTACAGGTGGCGGCGCAAGTGAGTGGTAACCTCGTTGGGGTAGATGGATCCGGCAATCCGTACTACCTGACGACCCCAGGGACGGGATGGGCTGTCTCCAATGCCGGTACCCCGATCGCGCCCATTCCCTACGTCGATTTCAGCCAGCCACCGATTGCGCTCGATCCCTTTGGACAGAATGGCGGCACACCGGGCTTCCCCTTACCTCCCGACATCATCAAGATCATCCATGTGGTTGGGGTCTATCAAGATGGGACCTCCTGTGACATCGATGTCATCCCCGAGAAGAGCCGCAATCTGACGAATACGCATAATCCTGCGGCCTTCCTCAACGGGAATCGCATGGTGCCAGTCCGTGATGGGAGCCCGTTAGGTCCGACCATCTGGCAGGATCTGTGGAACTCGATCACCTCGGTCACGATGACATGGATCGGCGTCCCAACGGTCGCACTCCTCACCGATACCATAGAAATCCCTGTGGTGCTCCACGACGCCTTAGTGATGGCGATTGCGAGTCTGTTAGCGCAGGGAGTCTCGGATATGCCGATGGCCGAGAAGGCGGCGTGGGCGACCAAGAAAGTTGATGCGATTAACCAGATTGCCTTAGCCGGTACCGATATGCTGAACGAATTGATTCAGAACACCGTCCTCTACCGCGAATAGTACATGGCCACTCCTGGGAGCACTGCCGCGCCGTATCTCGCGTATACGACGAATCTGGCGTTAGCGGATCTGGACACCTGGGTGCCCACCTTCAATGTGAGGGGCTATGGCGCGAAGGTCGATGGTGTCACGAATGACACGGCTGCGTTTGCTTCAGCCGTAGCGGCGGCCGCGGCGGTCGGAGGGGGGATCGTCCAGTTGGCGGTCGGGACCATGGTGGCCGATCCGCCGAACCCGCTCCCGGCCAATGTGACGATCCAAGGGATGGGCGCGGGCGTCTCGATCGTGCAAGCGGTCACTGTGAATGGCACATTTGCTGCGACCGATCACTCGAATATCACGATTCGGAACCTCTCGTTTATCGGGATTGCGAACAACGGGGCGGTCCATACCAATCCCGCTGTGAGTATCCTCGCCAATACCGTCGATGTCTACAATATCGTCGTGGACGGGTGCGCCTTCCATCAAACGATGACGGGCTCAGGCGTGGTGAACATCGTGGGGAACGGGGCCGATGGGGTGAATGCGGGCTTCTGGGTCCGGCAATGCCGTGTCACCAATTGCGTGGTTGATACCTACTACGACCAAAATCCGGCCAGTCTTGCGGTGGCGTCGTACGGCATCTTTGTGGGATACGGCGCCTCGGATACCGTCGTAAGTCGCAACACCGTCGATGGCACCTTTGGCAAGCACGGGATTGGGACCATTGGGGACAATCTCCGCATGACGGTCACGGAGAACCATGTCTCGAACTGTGGATTCAGTGCCCCGAATACCTACTTCGGCTACGGGATCCTCTGTTATTCTGGGGTCGCGCAACCCTGTCGTGACGCAGTGGTGAACAATAACACGATCCTCTACACCAATCGGGCCGGGATCTACTTCCAGAGTGTGCAGGGCGGGACCATCCTCGGCAATAGCATCATCAACGCCGACCAACATAGTGCAGGGCTCGGCAATATCGGGGTCGGGGCAATCGAGGTCAATAATAGTAATAACGATACCCGCCAAGGGCCGGTGACCATTACGGGGAACAATATCGTCAATCCTGGGGTGATCGCGATCTACTTGAATTTGGCGACCTTTGAGTTGGCCGATTGTACCGTGACGGGGAATGCCTGTTATACGACGACCACGGGCGTCGATTTGCTTGGCGTGGTGCTCGCCGGGCGTGGTGCCACGATTACGGGGAACGTCTTCCGGGGGTTCAGTACGGGACTCTTCCTGTATAATACGGCCGATAATACGGTCGGGGATGTCGAGTTCTCGGGGAATGATGTCGACATGACGGGTTCAACCGCCAGCGCCGGCGTCACCATCGCGGCGACCCACCGGATGACCGGCGTGAGTATCTGTACCAACCGGTTCAAAGGGGGCACGACGGGGATCTCCATCAATTACGCCGCCGATGCGATCCTGAGCAACAATACGTTCAATGGGATCACCGGGACGAACATCGTCCTCACCACGATCTTCGGCGTGGTGTCTGGGAACATCTCCGATGGAGGGACGGTCGGCTGTGCGCTCACTTGTTTGACCGCCACGGCGATGGCGCGTATCATTGTGGCGAGCAATGTCATGACGCCCGCAACGACCCCGTTCACCCTGACGCCGAATACCGGGCAGATTCTGACCGGGGTGAACGATTCCGGAACATTGAGTGGCACTCTCTCGACCGCGGCCCAGCCGAATATCACGTCACTGGCTGGACTCACGACGATCGGCGCGGCCCTCGGCATGGCCGGATCCCCCACGAACGGCATCCAAACGACGTTCGGATCGAGTACGACGATCTCGGCGGTTGGCACGCGATACTCGGGTGGCGATGCCTATCTGGTGCAGAATGCCACCCAGGCGATTGGCTCGGATCTCTGGACCCAGAGCCTCACCTCGGCCGCGTCGAAGCTCTTGATCCTCCGATTAAATGGGGCGATGGAATTCTATAGTGCGCCCAGTAGTACGGCGGCGGCGACCTTCGCCACGTTCTGGGGCACGCCGGTCTTCAGTGTGAGTGCCGCCGGTGCCCTCGTCGCAGCGGGAGGGTTCGGCGTGAATGGTGCGACCGCCCAGACGCCATTTGCCTCGGGTGGCGCGGCCCCAGCAGGTGGGGTGGGGACGGCGGCGGGGGGATGGGATACCTCGGCCCATCGTGACGCCGCGATCACCTTAATCAACAACATGCGGACCGCGTTAATCAACGCGGGGTTGATGAGTTAATGGCGATCGTTCAGGACATCGTCGAAGCGGCGTACGCTGCAAGTACGGCGAACGACCCCGGCAAACTTGCCTTAGACAATGAGTTATACAACCATCTCAATCGGTCCTTCCAGCTCCGCTACGCCCAGTGGACCCAACCGGCTGGTGATGCGGCCCATACGCAGATTAGCCTCACCTTTAGCGGGACGCCAGCCAGCGTGACTCTCCCGACCGACATCATCGAGATCGACCGCGTGGAGATCAACGGCACAAAAGGGTATGTCATTCCGGTGCATGAGAAGGAACGGGGCTGGAACTTGGCCCCCGCGATGTACCGCCAAGGGCTCTCGCTCATCAGCCGGAACAAAGTGGGTGACCCAGTGAATGGCACACCCATTACATTGTGGATCGATGATGCCCCAGCCACGTTGTCGAGTCTATCGTCCGTGATTGATATCCGCTTCCCGGTGCGATTCCATAAGCTCTTGATTCTGGACTTAGCGCTCTATCTCGATACCAAGGATGAGGGCCGTGATCCCGCCGAACATCAGAAATTGATGGACCAATATGAGCATGAAGAAGCGATGTTTGGCGCAGTGCTCTCAATCACCGATCCGGTGAAACGGGAACAAGTGACCCGACAGAACCTCATTTGATGTGTCGATTCGTTCACGACTCTGGCGCTGGCTCGCACGTCGGTTGGGGTTCCCGATGAGTGTCCTGCACGTCCCGACGTTCGGTGGTGGGGTGGTCTTGGCGGGCTCCAGCGACGCCCAAGCCAGTAACGAGATCATCCAAGGGGATAACGTCGATATCGGCTCACGCGGGCAACTGGTAACGACGGGGGGTATCTCTCCCTATGGGATGCAACTGAATGATGGCCAAGGCACCCCGCAGCCGGTCACCCAAGTGTATGGCCTCGGTCCTGCCTCCTTCGCGCAGAACGTCCAAGCGTTTGCGGTCTCTGGGGGCCTGAATGGCAGTGCCGTGGCGCAGTATTACTGCCACGTCTTCTCGCCGGGCTTCACCGCGAATGGCATGGCGGCCACCTTAGGGTCGGTAGGGACCACGCGTAGTATCAACGGGGCCGTGGTCACGTTCGCCCCCTTCCCCTACGTCGATACGGCGGGCGTCCAGCGGCGGCCGCTCTTTTTCAATGTCGGCGCCCGGTCCATGGACCAACCCAGGACGGCGCCCGGTCTCTATGTCGCCTCCTTCTCGTTGGGCGGGGGTGGATTGTATACGCAATCCCCCATCTCCACCTATTGTGCGCTCGGGACGGGGACGAGTGCCAATGTGACCGGCCAGCCTGGGGATTCTGGGGTGGTTGGGACCCACGGCCAACAGCTCTTCTTCCGCGGGATCTGCGCCTACAATAACGCGCTCTTCGGCTTCGGCTTTAATAATGGCGATGCCACGAATGGGGACGGACCGAGTCACTTGATGTTCAGTAACATCGGGAACCCTTATTTCTGGGGTAATGATAATCTCGCGGCGGTAGGCACGAATCGACTCTTTAGCGATACCGACGGCATCGATGTGGGGGCGGCGGGCGAAGTCATTACCGCGCTCTGCTCGTCCCATGGCAAGCTCTATATCGCGACCAACCGAGGATTGCACTACCTCTCGGGCTACGGCCGGGATTCGTGGCAGACGGACGGGACGACCGGCATTGCCCAAAGCCTGGATGTGATCGGTCCCAACGCTATGATCGAAGGGCCGGATGGACTCCTCTATGGGGTTTCCTCGCGTGGGCTCTGGCGGCTGAATACGCTATCCTACTTCACTGTCCCGGTCGAGCACCTCTATCGGAAGTTGGTCAAGTTCGACGGGACGAGTCCGGGGTATTGGGATCTGATCTCGACGAATCCCACCGCGTCTCCCGGCTATCCTGGTACGACGAATAGTGACTTAGTCTGGATGTACAGTGATGTGACCAATATGCAGGTGGGTATCGTCATCCCCTTCACGAACTTCGACGGGTCGGGGAATGGGACGGTCATCATTAAGTACCACACCGAAAGCGGGGGCTTTACTCGGCAAGTGATCTCCCCTAACAACATCTCGTTTACCGCTGGGGCGTCCTTCCGGCGGAGTCCCACCTCAGCGGCGGTCACCGTCTTTGGTGACTCGGGGAGTGGGAATGGCTTGACAGTCCGGCAGTATCCCCCCTTGAATCCCGCGAATACCGCGACCACCGGGAATATCACCTTCGGGGAATACGCCCCATTTGGCCCAGACGGGGAAGGCGTCTGTCGGATCTGTTACTTAGTGCTCTCCTGGGTGAGTGATGCGCTCCCGATTACCGGCACGATCACCCCGTCCGTCGATCAACGCGTGTTCCCGACCGTCAATCTAACGATCAGCCCGACACAGCCTGGAAGCCCCCTAGACGGCGATTTGTGGGTCGATACCTCAGGGATGGACCCCAACCTCGGGAACGCTACGTCAGGGACGATTGTGGTGGCCTTGAATGACTATCTGGTGAAGCTCTGGAAAGCGTCGTGGAGTCAGTGGGTCATTTTACCACGCTCAGGCGGCGCGAAAGGATCCCGGAATGGCATCCCGATCGCCTTCACGGCCCAGCGTGGGACGCGGGTCAAGATCGCGTTGACCTTGAGTGCGGCGGATAAGGTCCAGGTAGAGGGGCTCGGACTTGAGCCGAGTGTGGTGAGGCAAGCCGCCTAATGGCTACCGCGCCCAGCACGATCCCTATTGGGGGGAAGATCGGTGATGATGACCAACAGGCCTGGCAACGCACCCACCAGCACTATACGACTACCGCGGTGGGGGACGGCGCGACGGTACTCTTCCCCTTACCCAAGACGCCCTCGAATGCCTCCCAACTCATGGTCTATGTGTCTGGGCTCAGAATGACGGCCAGTAACAGGGGAACCGCAAATGACTACACGATCAAAGGCTCAACGATTGTCTTTGCGGTGGCGCCCGCCATGAGTGCGCCGATCACCTTCGACCTGATTTCGAGCTGATATGGGCTGGGGATGGTTGAATCCGATTGCCGATGCCGCTGGGTTAGTCGGTGGCGTTGCTAAAGTCATCCAAGGCAATCAGACCAAGCAGCGCAATAAAGGACTGATTAGTCAAGCCTATCGCCAGAACGTCGCGCAAGCGAATCTCCAACAAGCGAACACCCGCGAAGGACTTAACGAATCGCTCAACGCGAGAGGGGTGCTCAGTCCCGGTGCGGGCAGTGTCAACCCAAGCTCTATTACACAAGCGGTTGCGGCATCCGGTGGCAAAGGCGGTGGTGGTGGTATTACTGCATATCTCCCGCCAGCGAGTGCGGGGTCGGTCGGGGCAGCGAACACGTTAGCTGGGGGCGAAAACGCCCAGATGAGCGACCAATTCGCCCTCGAAGACAAAGCTAATAAGAGTGCGGAAACAGCAGCGTTGAACGCGAACAATACGGCCTACCTTGATACGATTGGTGGGGCAGTGGCCCAAGGCGTAGGCACCGCTGCAAACATTGCCTCAGGGATGGGGGCCGGGAATACCGCCGCGACGATTGCGGCCGCCACGCAACAACCCGGTGCCTTACCGACTGCCAGTGGCCCGACCATCGCGGATAATAGTCAGATGACCGGAGCCTACGGAATGCCAGTCAATCATAGCTTTTTCGGTGGTGGGACCACGATCGGGAATGGCCAGCCCAATTATTCATTTTCCTCAGGGGCATCCTAAGTGCCGAATTATATTGCTCGGGATCTCGGCGGGGTGGGTGGGTCTGGGGTGTACCCGAATACGCGCCCAGAGATCAACATTGGTGATACCATCGCATCTGTGTCCGGGGCTTTCAACCAGACCAAGCAAGGCGTCTTACAACGGGCCATGTTGCAAGCCCAGAACGCGAGAGCCCAGCAAGAGTCTTCCATTCAGGCGGCGACCGCGGCCCAGGGCGGTGTGATGCCGACGGCCGTAGCGCACAAATACGTCACGGACTATAACACCAAGAACGCGCCGCCCGAGACCCAGGCAAGTCCGTCGGTGTTGCAGGTTCCCCCCTCGCCATCGGTACCCGGTGTCGGAGGGCTGCCATCACCAGGACGTATTCTGCCCATCAATGCGCCACCGCAGGCCCCCCCCAATACGCAGATGGCTCCCGCTTCGATCACGCCGGGTGGGGCACCCATGCAGATTCAAAGCGGCCCGATCGCGACCCCGACTGGTACGCCCGCCACGGGCACGGGTACCATCCCGAGTACGGGCGTAACGCCAGAGAGTGGCGGCACGCAGGACTGGCGGCACTACTTCGCGAAGCCGAGCAAGTTGAGTGTCATTGATCTCCCCAATGGCTATTCCGTCATCCCAGAACTCAACCCCCAATACCAACAGCGGATGATCTCGGAAGGCCGGATCGCGGAGATGTATGGGGGACGAGAGTTAACGGCGGGGGCGCATTTGCAGGGGATCGGTATGCAACAGGAAGGAGCTGGGAACCGGGAAGCGTCCCGCGAGACCAGCCAGAAGGATCTGGTCGACGAGCGCGGGAAACTATCGCTCCAACAGATCGCGGCCCGTGGGCATACGCAAATGAGCATCGCGCAGTATCGCGCGGGACTCAAGGCCGACCCCAAGGATATGACCCCGCTCCAGCGCGCGACCCTCTACCAGAAGATCGGTCAGATGTATGTGGGGGGCGCGAATGGCGATCCGGATGAAGCGATGGCCACCGCCCAACATGACCCTCACCTGAAAGAGTTTGGCGTCACCCCTGACCAGATTCAAGGCTACATCGGCGCAGCGGCCATGGCCGTGAAACAGAAACAGGATGCCGGAGACACCAAAGGGGCGTTACAACTCTTAGGGTCGTACGCCGCTGGCACCCCAGAAGAGGCCGCCGCGAAAGTCAAACAGACCCACCACGCGGTCGCTGGGGAGGGCGGAGCGGCACATGGTCCTCCCGCTGGGGCGAGTGATGCCGATGCGTGGGAGTATTATCGGGAGCATGGTATGGACGCGGCCGCCGCGACGGCCGCCGTGAAGAAACACCATCAGGGTGGTGGGACGTAAATGGACCTCTCTGTCCCATCGCCACAGTACTCGGCGGATAATCCCTTTGCTCCACCCCCCGGGAAACGATACTCGCCCGATAATCCGTTTGCGGGACACGCTCTACGCCAGCCGAGTGATGATACTCGTGTTGATCATCCTGGCGCAGCACCACAGGATACCGGGATTCTCTCACGAATCGGGAGTAGTATCGTGGGTGCGGCAGAAGATATCTATCACCATCCTTCACACCTCATTACGCAGCCCCTCGATGCCCTTGGGCGGACGTTCTTGGTGCCGGTGAAGGGTGAAGCCGTCGGTGATGTGGCACAGGGTCAGGCGGCCAATGCGGGCAATCTGGGCACCCCTGGTGGTGTTCCCATGGCGCCTAGTGCCGTGCACTCCTCGGGACAGACCCCGCAAGAGTTTCATCGGGCGGCCGCTGAGACGATCGCGAACGTTGGGGCTGGGGCTATAGGAGGGGAATTAGGGTCTCGCTTCGCTCCGACGGTTGGGAAGATTGCTGGGAAGGTGGCCGGTCGCACGGTGGCGAACGCGGCTACCGGAGCCATTTTGAATCCTACCGATCCCTTGGTCGGGGCGGCGACGAACGTGGCCACTGGGGAAGCGCTTCACCATACGGTCGGGGCGATTAAGTCTACCGGGTTTTTGGGCAATGTTAGTGATGAAGCCCGTAGTAATTATATGGCTGGGACAGTAGGGGAAGGGAATCGGATTCAAGCCTTCATTGATCCGAATACTCAAGTAGTTCACCCAAATGTAGCCGGGCATGGGATATCACTCGTCAAATCGGGAGGAGACTATTACTATGCTTCCCCCGATCCAAGTTCACCAGATACTTGGACAGTCCATGGTGTACTCAAACTCAATGCGAATAATGGGATTGAGCATCTTGCACTAAAGCCAGAATTACAGGGTATAGGTCTCGCCCAAAGACTCCTCCAAGCAGCGACTAACGACGGCGTCACATTTGATCCGTCAAAAATGGGACCAGATATCTCCGACCAGGGGGCACGCGCCATCAATCGCTTCTTACAAGGGTCCGGAGATGGTCTCGAAGAACGCAACCTTGGCCCGCTGTCGAGTGCTACTCGTCAGAAGTTGGTCGACATCAAGAATACCGCGCTCCACTCGCCCTTTGATCCGATTCGGGAACAATACCCCGATCTCACGGCCGCCGCCGAAGCAGCCCTCTCCGCGAAAGCGAACGCCCAGCATATTGGCCACGTCCAAACGCAATGGGTCACGGAAGGCTATAGCCCCGAGGAACAGACCGCGTTTGTCCGGCAGCTCCAAGCCGATCGCTTAAATCACCTCGCGCAGACCGACCCGTCCGTCGCCCACAATCCCCAGTTTGCCAAGAACTTAGCCCAGATCCAATCTGAGATCCCCCCAGGTTTCGCGCAGAGTGAGGCGTTCCAGACCATGGCGGCGAAGCACAAAGCGTTGATCCTATCCCAAACGGAACCCGCCGCCGCCAATGCCGGACTCGCCCCCGATCGCTTTGCGAATCTCCCCAATGGCTACCTCCGCTTAGTGGGCACGCAGAACGCCCCAGTAGGCACGTACGCGGAAGATGTCGGTGGGACTGGCCCTCGGCCTCTCCCAACGACCAAAACGACCACCGCGGCCACGCCAGCGACCGGGACGGCCGATGCCTACTCACCAAGTTATGCTGATGCGGTGACGAAGGACGCCCAGGATAAGATCGTGAAGTCGGCCCAGAATCGGATCTATCAGGAAGTGGCGAAGGTCGGGACGCCGATCGACCCCACCGAAAGCGCTCCTGCGGGTCAGACGAAGATCATGTTCGATGATCGGGGAAACGTGATTGAGGACCCGAGCGCGGCGCGGATCACGTTAGCGGTGCCCGAGAAGGTGGCTATGGCTATGCGCCATGTCCAGAAGACCTTAACCGATGTCGGGCCGACCACCGAAGCCGGACTAGCGGCGAAGGCGATTGGCAAACTTGGGGCGAAAGCCGCGCTCATCGCCAATCCGGCGGCCGCGACGACCCACATGAACACCCTCGCGAATGTCGTGGGATCCGTGCCCGAAGAAGGGAAACCGCTAAATAACTTGGTCGGGTTAGCCCCCTTTGGGACGAGTGCGAAAGGGGCGGGCGATATCGCCTCTGTGGATCGCACCGATCCTGGGACCCGGGCCTTGGAAGCCCGTCTATCGCGGATTGGCGCACTCCGGCCAGAAGATACGAAGCCGACACCCGGTGAGTCATCCCTGCTCTCGAAACTCGGGGAGACGATCCAATCCAATATCCCCGAGGCGGTGAAAGCCCTCAACCCTCACGATCTGCTGTTTGGCGAGAATGGGGTAGATAAGCGGGCACGCCTCGCATTAGCCCAGAAGTACATCGACACCTACAAAGCCCGATTCGATGGCGCGGATCCGCCTGACGCCCAACTCCGACAGTTCGTTGTAAAAGGGGCCGGGGATTATATCAAGGGCGCGGGGGGGGCGCTGATCGATCATTTGCAGAACGCCCAGATGTCTCTCTTTGCCCGGATGGGGATTGCGCGGCTCTCGAATGCCGGACGGAAGATTGTCGGGAACTCTGGCCTCCCGGAAGCCACGGTCGGGCAAGCGATTGGGGACCGGGCAGCGACCCTTACCCGAGGGGTCGGTGGCGCGGCCGTCGGGCTCACGTTACTCAACAACCTCTTTGCGGGGCATCCCTCGACCCAGAACGAACCCGGCCATGAGACTGACTTACAGGTCAGTACCGATAAAGACGGGAAGCCGGTGTATGTCCGAGGCGGGTTGATGTATCCGCTCGTTAATACCGCGATCAAAGGACTCGGGATCGGCTCACTCGCGCGCGGTGACGTAAAAGGTGCGGCGCGCGATCTGGTCAATACCGGCACGGGACTCGCCACGTCCGCCCCGATGCTCAAAGGGGCAATCGAAGGCGCGACCGGCCACCAACCATATTTCGATCGGGAAGGGAATATGGCTGCCGTGGGACACCCTGCGTTGAATGGCGGGGCCGATGTGGTCGGTCGGTTACGGACGGCGGCCACTGGGATGACGTCACTCGGACAAACCTTTGGGGACGTTGGACCGACCAAAAATCCTGGTATCCCCGCGCCTCTCAATAAAGTGCTAGGGTTTGTCGCGCCCCCGATTACCTCGACGGCTACCCCAGGGAGCGAGGCGAGGATGGGCAAGCAGGATGTCAAGGCGTTTATGGACGACCGGATCCAGCAGGTCTATCGGGCCGCTGGGGACAAAGCCAAGCAGGCCCAGATCATTCAGGATGCACTCGACGAAGCGCGGTCAAATAAGATGCCGATAGGCCAGTTTCAAGCCGATCTCCGACGGGCACAGGCAAAGAGCGGCAGTCCTGGCGCGATTCAGGCGGCCGCGAGACGCTACCAAGCGAAGTACGGTACGTCACCGAGCACCACGCCATGAGGTCCGCATGAAGGTGGCGAGACTCGCGAGCGCTGCTTCTATGGCACCGAGCGCTCCACTGGCTGCGACCATAAGCAGTCCGCAGAGGATAAGTATGAGAATGTCATTGAGGAGCCACATACCTCAAGTCTCGGTGCATTCCTCAAGACTGGGTAGCGAACAAAGTCCGTTTTATTTGGTGATCGCGCGAAATTCGTGGGTGAGCTGCCAATTTTTACGACGGATATCGGCTTCTCTCTTCGCTTGCTCAGGATCTCGCTTGGCCTTAGCTCTCTGCGCCTTCCTGATCTTCTTCCTCAACCACTCAGGTCTGTCTTTCATCCCTGCCATCGTCTCTCCTGAACTCACTTCCTTGGTGAATCCAGAAGCCGCCCCCTACCCCCAGAGGACCCTCAGCACTAGAGGGTCACCATCCAGTTCCCCAGCAGTCAGTGGCGGGACTAGGAAGGAGGGAGCGGAAGTAGCTGGTCTGGATTCACCGAAAGAAGTCATGACTTCCCCGGAGCCATCCGTCGCCGTTGCCCCACGATCTCTCGACCGTGCCCTCAATTTGGGCACACCAAAATCGCCCGTCAATCGCGACAGTGATGTCGCCCAACTGGCGCCAGTGACGCCAGTATATATCTTACTGTCGCGACACCAGAAAAGCCTAAGTTATTATCATATATGGAGTTATAGAAATCACTGGCGTTATAATGTCGCGACAGTGACGAGGCAGTTGGTATGCTAGCGGATACTGGCCAATCCCTCCCGCAGTTGGTCGTCTCCGTGGGATCACTCGTCCTCTCCAGCGGTACCCTCATGACGGCCGTCCTCCTCGCCCGACGGAAGGACGACATTTCTGGCGCGATCCAAGGCAAGGACGCCCTTCGGCAATGTGAACTCGACCGGGAGCGTTTAGAGCGCGAAAACGTGGCCTTACTGCGCCAACTCATGCAGGAGCACCACCCATGAGCCTAATTGCCATCCTCATCGCGCTGGCCGTGGTCGCGCAAGCGGTGAGTCTCATTCTCTTGGTGCGGTTTGTTCGTCATACCACACCCCCAGAAAAGGACTAGCCTGATGAACCACTCGAAGCCGCTCCTCCTCGTCGGGATTCTCTATGTCATCATCGTGCTCTGGCTGACCGTTGAACAACTCAGTGGCCACGTCTCGGTCATTGCGGATGATACGTACTTACCCCGGGGCGTGGTCTACAACTGGCAAGCTATCCAAGTCTGGGGCCACTTTCTCACCGATAGCTGTCTCTGGGTCTGTAGTTGGTTGATCCCGGTCCAGCTCATGATACTATGGCGCCGGATGCCCTACACCCAAGGGATACAGCGGACCACGCTGATCGTGAGTTTCTCCGTCTTCGTCTTTGGGAGTGGGACGACGCGCGTGATGGACGTGATTAATCTCTGGGCACATTTCTACTGGGTGGATCTCTGGATCCGGTCGATTACGGCGCTCGCGGCGGTCACGACCGTCGTGATGCTCTGGCGCATTATCCCTAAGAAAGGAGCCCTCCCATGACGCCAACGATCTGTTTAGAGATTACGTCCCTCATTTCGGTCCTCACGCTGGTCGGGATGTTGTTATCACGGGCGATCGGGACCGGCTTCCAGCACGGCGAGTTGACGCGCTCTGTTAAAGAACTTGCGGCGGCTGTGATCGAGTTTAAGGATCTGTTTAAGGAACACGCCGGGCGGATCGAAGAGCACGAAGCCCGACTCGCTAAGCTAGAGTTCTGCCTCGACATCGATGGGAAGTCCATGGGTATTGTGCAGGACGTGGCCGAGATCCATCGCCGCCGTCAGCAGCGCCGACGGAATGGGGGGAACGAGTCGTGAAATGGCTGAATCTGACCGATGCGGAAGGGATGATCTTGAAGATCTTGGTAGGGTGTGTGGGGTTTCTATTAGTCGTCATCGCGGTGTGTATCTGTATGACGCGCAGTATTAAAGTCGAAGGAGGGTTTCTCTGGCCGATTATCGCTATGATCTGTGGCTTTGCGGGGATTAGCTCTTTTGACTTCTCGCAATTCCGGAAGAGTGACTACGGCTTCGTGCGCGAGAAAGGGGAAGCGGATGCGAAAGTTGCGGCGGCGACCAAGGCGCCTACACCTTCTCCGGTCGTCCAACCCCCGGCAGCGGCCGTGGAGATCCATTCATGAGGCCGAGCGATGGACCAAGTCAGTTGGCGCGAGTACGTCGATGCCCGGTGCGATGCAATCGAGAAACGGATCGAGGCCGCCATGTTAGCTAATCGCGACCGGATTATCGCGACTGACAAAGCCATCGACGCGGTCTTTGCCTCGATCAAGGAATCGGTGGCCAAGAAGGAGCAAGCCGACGACCGCCGCTTCGAGTCGGTGAACGAGTTTCGGTCGACCTTGTCGGACAGCGCCCGACTCGTTATGCCCCGGATCGAATCCGAGCGGATGCACCAATCCACGCACGAGAAGATCGAGGAATTGACCAAGCGCATGATCCGCTTCGAGGAACAAGGACGAGGCAGTCACCAAAGTTGGCAAACGATTGTGGCAGCGGCCGGGGTGATTATCCCCATTCTTTCGCTGATCTACCTCCTCACCAAATCACACTGAGCGCCGTATGAGCCTTACATGGGATTGTTCCGACGCGGATCTTGAGCCGCAATTCAAAGCCGATGTGGTCGACTTACTGACTAATAGCCCGTATGACTGGCACATCGAGTACGGCTACCGCACCATCGCGGAGCAGACCAAGCTCTATGAAGCGCATCTCGCCGGTGGCCCGTTAGCCGCTCCGCCGGGGCATTCGGCGCACAACTTCGGTCTCGCGGTCGACGTGCAATTGATCGTGGGCGGTGTGGCCGACTGGGATACCTCGCATCCGGGCTGGCAGTGGTTGTTTGCGGCAGTGCTCGCGGCCCCGAGACTGCACTCGGGACGCGGATTTGGCGACGACGATCATATTGAACGCGTCAACTGGCATCTGTACGAGCACTGGAACGATACACCGCCGACTCCGGTGGCAACATGACCGCCCTCTTGCTCCTCTTGAAGCCACACGCTGTGCTGATCGGTTCGTGTGTGATGCTCGCCGCGGGTAGTTTCTGGATTGGCTACGATCTCGGGAAACCCAAGACGCCACTCACCGTCCAGCAAGCCCAGCAGCAAGTAAAGCTGATGCACGACACGGTCAGTAAGACGGATACACTCGTCAAGCTCAAGACCAAAATACTGGCCCACACCGATACGACTTACCAACAGGTCCGCGACACCGTACTCAGGTACATCCACGATACCACGGTCGTGAAGCAATTCGTGCAAGCGTGCGATTCGCTCAAGTCGTCCTGTGATGCCTTCCGTACCGCTGCCCAATCCAAGTTCCACGCCGATAGCGGACTGGTTGCCGCACTGACGCAAGAAAACGTCGCGTGGAAGGCGTCTCGACCGTCCAGATTGCACACTGTGGCGACCACCATGCTGTATGCGGCGGTAGGTTTTGGACTCTGCAAAGCCGCTCCCTCGATTCCCTTCCTGCATTAACCTTTCACTCCGACCTCCTTATGTTCACCAAATCCATTACGGCCTCCGGTCAGCAGGTCATCACGGACGGGAATGACCAATTTTCCAGCTCGGTCACGATCCAAGTCCAAGGCTTGACCGCAGACTCTGGGGTGATGATGCCGCAGACTCGGGCCATCGTGAAGCTACCGGCTGGCACCGCAGCCCCCTGGGTTAATACGACCTATACGAACCAAGCCACCGGGGCGGAAGTGGCCGCTGGGACCGCGATTACGGCGGATGGTATCTACAACATCGCCACCAATGGCTGTACACTGGGCATGAATGTGACGACCATCACGGCGGGCTGGAACGTCTTCGTGAGCCAGACTATCGGTGGTGGTGCTGGGGCTGGTGGTGGGGTGTCTGGCGGTTCCGTGAGCGTCTCCAACTTCCCTGCGACGCAAACCGTGACGCAAGCCACTGGTTCGTCGATCAAAGTGACCGATGGGACGAATACGGCGACGGTGAAAGCGGCGAGCACCGAACCGATTGCCACGGATACAGCCGTGGTCGTGTCCCTCTCCCCCAATAGTGCCCCGGTCGAACTGTCGGACGGGACGACAGAAGGCACCTTTAAGCCAGCGAGTACCCCTGCCCTAGCGACGGATACGGCGCTCGTCGTCGATCAAAGGCCGGGTACTACAGTCGCGGTCTCGGGGACCGTCGCTGTCTCGGGGACGACCACTATTGCGGGAAGTGCCTCGGATAACTCCACCGATTCCACCGCCAAGCTCCCAGTCATTCCCGCGGTGGCCAATGCGGCCGCGCCGACGTGGACCGAAGCGAATCAGGTCCCAATCTCCGTTGACTTAGCTGGGAATACCCGAATCATCGACGAGACACCGACCCCCACGACCCCACTCCCGGTCAGTTGGAATGATTCGACCGGCACCAATATCGCTAGTGTGAAGGCGGCCAATACGGCGCCCGTTGCCGCGGATACCGCTGGGGTCGTCGCCATCTCGCCGAATAACTGGGTCGCGAACAATTCCACAGGGGCGAACGCCTCGCTCGCCCTCCCAGTGTATTCGGTCACCACGGGCCAGAATAGTGGTGTCCAGGCTCCTATCGCAACAGCGGGACGTGTTGGCGCCGGTGGGACAGGGAATACCAGTCTCTCGGTGGGTTCGATCCGGTCCAACGGCACGACGTGGGACCCCGAGACCAACAATACCGGCGTTTCGCTCTTAGCGAGTGCGGCTAGGACAACGACCCAAACATCGGCCGATCTTATCAACTACAACGCGCGCGGTATTCACCTGATTCTGAATGTCACGTCGGCGGGGACGGGATCCATTACGATTAACATCAACGGGAAAGACCCGGCCTCGAATGCGTATTACACGATTCTGACCGGGGCGGCCGTCGTGACCAACTCGTTGAATATCTACCGCGTCTTCCCCGGCCTCACGGCCGTCGCTAACGCGACCGTCAACGATGTGATTCCGCGCACGTTCCAGATTGTCGTGACCGCGAACAATGCGAACTCTGTCACGTATTCAGTCGGTTACCTCCTCATCGTATAGTCCTTTCTTCCCTTTGCTACAGAGTTCTCCTATTATGATGCCGATCAAAATTACCGCCGTGGCCAATACCGCTGGCCTCTTACTCTCTGCGAACCTCTTTCGGAATGGCGCCCGGGTCGAGAATCCGTTGTCCGCCCCGATCTACGTGGGTGTCTCCTCTGATCCTTCCTTGGGTCCTCCGAGCCTCTACGTTCCTCCCGCCAATGCGATGGGCGACCCCGGAAGTTACGTCTTTGATGGGACATGCTTGGAAGCGTGGTACTACAAGACTACGGGATCCGGGGACTTCACCGTGCATACCTGGTAATCGATATGTCTACCCGCATCCCTGGCCGGAGTACGCCAGGCACGATCACCCCGCTCACGCCTGGGACGGCAGCGCCCGGCACCAGCCAGAACTTCGCGCGGGAAGACCATGTCCATCCGTCTCAAACCCTGACCACCGGCCCGCAAGGTGCGACGGGACCCCAAGGTCCTCAAGGGCCACAAGGCATTCAGGGACTTACTGGTGCTACGGGTGCGACCGGACCACAGGGGGCTCAAGGAATCCAAGGGGTGACGGGGACGACTGGCGAAGCGGGCGCTACGGGGCCGACGGGTGCGACTGGCTCTATAGGCGCCACTGGAGCGACTGGTCCAACCGGAGCAACAGGGGCTACCGGTCCGCAAGGGGCTACAGGAACAATGGATCCCAACGCGACCTGTACGACCTTAACGATTG